CAAGGCGGTCTAGACATCCGCACAGCAAGTAACTACATTGTGTTATCTGATGGTGCTGGTAATCCACGGCAGATTATTAACGGAAGCGGAAATGTTGGATTAGGAACAAATCCAGCGTCATGGGAATCTGGCGCTCAAGTATTGCAAATGACTACTGCTGGAGCTGGTGGAACTAGCGGTAATTTTGGCTCTATTTGGGCTAGGTCAGACAGTATTAGAACAATTAACGCAGCTTACTTTAATGGAACAAATTATATTTATGCTGTAACAGGAGCTGCTGTATCAGGAATAACTTTTTCAACAACTGGAATACAAACTTTTACAGCAAGTTCTGGAACAGCAGGCAATACATTTAGTGTAACACAAGGCCCTTATGTAAGCACAAACGGAACATCTTGGACAAATTCATCCGATGAGCGTTTAAAAAATATTACTGGTGAAATTACTAATGCGCTTGATAAAGTTTTACAGCTTCGTGCTGCAACTTATACTTGGAAAGCTGATGAATCTGCTAAACCACAAGTAGGTTTAATTGCTCAAGATTTATTAAAAGTTCTTCCTGAAGTAGTTGTTGTGCCTGAAAGCGAAACAGATAAAGACGGCAATAAACAATACATGGGAGTAAATTACGATAATGTAATTCCGTTGCTAGTTGCCGCAATCCAAGAACTTAACGCAAAAGTAACCGCATTAGAAGCTAAACTAGGAGCATAAAAATGGAATTAACTAAAGAACAACAAGTAGCACAAGACTATAAAGCCGCATTAGATAGCGTTGCTTTATTAGAAGCTGGAAAACCTGCCGATATGACTGATGCTGATTGGGCAGATTGTGTAGCTCGCAATAAAGCGCATTTAGAGTTGCAATTAGCAAAAGGTGCAGAATATTATGGCTCTAACGACTTAACCCCATTTGAAAACGCTATAAAGTAAGAAAGAGCCCTCAATGGACTTCCAAGCATTTTTTAACATGATACTGCCGCTTGTCTTTGTGGCAATTGGTTGGTTCTTAAAGGAGCTCTGGACGGCTGTCCAGTCACTTAAAATAGACCTGCACGACCTGCGCACCCACCTTGCTGAGAACTACATGCACAAGGACGACTTCTCAGACCGCTGGGAAGAGGTGCTAAAGGCCCTGCACCGCCTAGAAGACAAACTAGACCGCATGCAAAAATGAACGAAGTTCTGCGCCAACTCCTCACCGGCAAAGACAACGCAACCTACGACATCGGCCGGGTGACTTGGCTAGTCAGCATGGTTGCGATCATCGCCCTAGCCTTCTATGAGGTGATGCACAACACTGTCAGCATCCGTGAACTTGCCGAGTCCCTTGGCATCGTCTCAGCCGCCGGCGGCGCCAGTGTGGCCATGAAACAAAAATCGGAACCAGAATGATCTACATCATCTACCTGCTCTTAGTGCCCATCAGCCTGCTGATCACGCTGCTTGCCGTGATCCTAGCCCCCATCCTACCAATCTTTGCATCAACGCAAGACGGCTGGAATGATAACCATTCCTACTGGGGTCCGGGCCCACGCCTACCCAAGTGGCTGTCTTGGTTCCAGACACCAGACAACAGCCTAGATGGCGACGCTACGTTCCAAGCCAACAACCCGCCAAGCTACTGGTCTAAGGTAAAGTGGCTCTGGCGCAACCCAGCGTATGCCTTTGCGCTTCGTAACTTAGTTGCCCCATACACAACGACTGTTGCTGGCGACCCAACGATTAAGGACAATGATAATGCGAAAGAAGGCTGGTGCTTGGTTCATGCTAATGGACTCTTTCAATTCACTTGCGTTAAGCGGATTTTTTCTAGCTCTCGGTGTATTTACATTAATTTGGGCTGGAATATTAGGGGCTTGGTGGATAATAACGTTTATCCTAAACCAGATCCTTGGCAAGCTACTTTTGTTTTTTCTCCGAGGATAAGCGGTTTCAGATAATGTTTCCTTTACCGGTACTTACTTATGTCAAAATTGGATTATTTGCTGCACTTTTATTTCTGGCTGGCTATACTGGCTTTAGCTTGGAAGCTGCGAGATTCGATCGCTACAAGGCGAGCCAACAAGCCCTCACCCAAACGCTCCAAGAAAAACACCAAGCAGCCGCCGACCAAATAAGGAAAGAAAAAGATGCTCAAATTGCTGCTATCAATAACAGCCTCGCTGATGCTCTTGTGCAGCTGCGCAGCCGTCCCAGTCGCGCCCAAGACGCCGCAAATGGACAAGGTGGAACTGGGCTGTCCCTTTCTGCCGAGGATGCAACTTTTCTTGAGCGGGAAGCTGCCCGAGCCGACATCTTGCGAACAGCCCTCAACGCCTGCTACCAACAGTACGACTCGTTAAAATGACCAAAGATAAGTTAACGGCTTACGTAACCCTTACAGCTACGATCACCCTTACCGTTATTCTTTTATCCATGGTTATAGTTTTGCTTTTAGGCCTTTTTAACGAAAAGGTGGACAATACCGAAATATTTAAAGCCATCACACCCGCCTTTCAAATGATCGTGGGGGCCTTTGTTGGCCTTGTCGCAGGCATCAAAATCGGATCTAAAGAAGAATGACTCCCCCAATAAGGAGCCCAAATGAAAAGAATTATCACTATAGCTCTTTGGCTATTAGGCAGTTTTGCAGTAATCCACTTTACCAATAACTACACGCATTTAGAAGAAAACATCATGGCAATCGCAGAGTCCACATTAGACTTTATTACCAAAGAAGAAGGTTCTCGCAATAAGGCGTACAAAGACTCAAAAGGTCTATGGACAATTGGTGTAGGTCATCTCATTAAAGCAGATGAACAGCACCTCATCAACGCAACCCTATCTGACCAAGAAGTCAAAGACCTTCTTAAACACGATTTAAAGTGGTGTAGCGAGGCCGTAGAGACCTCGGTGAAGGTACCCCTTAGCCAACACCAATTTGACGCTCTATACAGCCTATGCTTTAATATTGGTGGCACTAACTTTGCCAAGTCTACTGTAGTTAAAAAAATCAATGAAAATGACCTGCAAGGTGCCGCTGACGCCATCTTGATGTGGAACAAACCGGCAGTGCTAACAAACCGCAGAAAACGCGAAAGAGACCTATTCTTAGGGGCGATTTAGCCCTTTTTGACGTATTAGTAGATATAAGGGATTGATCACCCTTACAACCCAATAACCTCGAGGAATTACCATGGACGGCTTTAAAAAATTACCAAAACAAATCGCCTGCTTTAAAGAAGGTGGCGCTATTCAGCGCCAAGTTGAAAACTTCACCAAGCGCGACCGTAAGTCAGTAGAATCTGCTGACATCGCCCAGGACAAAAAGGTAGTTAAAAAAGCCTTTGGTATGCACGACTCCCAGCAGCACGATGGTGAAAAGACCGATCTGTCTGCATTGAAAAAAGGTGGCCGCGCTAAAAAAGCAACTGGCACCGTTAAAAAATACAAAACTGGCGGCTCTGTAACAAACGTATACGAAGCCAAAAAATCTGCCGGTGACCTAGACAACATTCAAAAAACAAAAGACATCAAGCCAGGTAAAGCTGCAGCCCCATCTAAAGCTACAACAAAAGGCAAAGATGTAGGCGCCAAAACCGTTGGTGCTTCTGGTCATAAAGACCCATACATCAAGAGCAAAGAGTCCGGTAAGTCTGCCAATGCGGCCTCTGGTGCTAAAGGTGGTCCAAACAAGTACAAAAAAGGCGGCTCCATTAAGAAGATGGCTGACGGCGGTATTTTGGACACACTCAAAAACAACATCATGGGCACACCGCAGCAAAACGCTATTGCTCGTCAGAACGAAGCTAAGTACCTACGTGCCAAACAACTCCAACGCGCTTCCGGTGCCCCTATGGGCCCTGCAGAGCAAATGGCTACTGGCCTAGCTAGTGCCGGTCAACAGTTACAGCCTGCCCCTACTCCAGCCCCAGCTGCAATGCCTGCACCCCAAGGCGTCCCAATGCCAGCCCAGAAAAAGGGCGGCAAAGTTAAAAAGCTAAACACTGGCGGAACTTGTAGCTAATGCCGATTAAGTCTAAAGATCAGCAGGCCGCTATGTACGCGGCTGCTGCCGGTAAATCAACCCTTGGCATCCCTAAAAAGGTTGGCAAGGAATTTGTTGCGTCTGGCAAAGCAAAACCTAACCTACCCCAAAAAGTAACTAAGCGAGCAGCCGGAAGAGGGCGTTAATATGGCTTATAGTGGAACCACTGGCAACACAACGGTCAATGTTGACCAACTAATTTCCTACGCATTTCGTGACGCTGGTAAGACAGCAGAAGAGATGACGCCTGAACTTATCGGCGCGGCAAAGCAGGCTTTGTTTTACAACCTACAAAACTTATCAAACCTTGGCGTTAACCTTTGGCTATTAGAAAACCAACTGTATGGCGCCTTAACAGCTCAGCAACAATTAGTCCTGCCTAAAACTGTTATTGACGTACGGGAATCAAATTGGGTTTACATCATCAACTCATCAGCTGCCCAATATTTGCCGGCTGACAATCCAGAGTCTCCAGCTGTATTTGCGCAAAACCTGGACCTAGTATCTACCTCTACCGTCGGTGAAAACTGGTTTGGTTTAGAATACCAAGGTTCAAACCCAGTGTTTTATGTTGGCTTTAACGGCTACAACGCAACTGGTGGCACAACTACATACAACTTTGCCTACGAGGCAAGTAACGATGGAATTCATTGGACAACAATCCAACAGTTCCCGGCAACTACACTGGCAGATAGAGAGTGGAAGTATTTTAACATTTCTACAACGCCGCCGTATCTTTACTATCGCCTGCGCGAGACAGTAGCGCCAACATTCTCCATTCGTCAAATTGTTTTCTCTACAAGCCAGCAAGTGATTCCACTAGCGCGCTTAAACCGCGACGATTACTGGAATCTCCCAAACAAACAGTTCCCATCT